CAAAAAATCCCCTATCTGAATACTGCCGGCTTGGTATTCGTTTTTAACAGTCTGGGTGACGAAACAGTCATAAAGGTAATCATGGCCATTCCACACCCTCTTGACTTTAGCGGGCCTGGCCTTAGCCACGTCAACCGATACCAGGGTTGAAATATGAGATGATATCGGGGGCACTGGCGGTGGAGGTGGCGGTAGTGAAGCTAAGTAATCGTTATATTCCTGCTCGTCTATCTCAATAGCCCCTTCAACAGGTAAATCATAGGAGTAACTTTCGACCGTTGTAGTTTCACCTAGCACGTTTATTCGCTTCCAATATTTCATTTTAACCTCTCTTTATGGGAACGCTACCCAGTAATAAGTATCCCCGGTACGGTTAGCGCTATTGAGATAACTAGCTGCATCACCAACATAAAAATCAGTAGCGCTAACGGCGGTGACAGCATATGCCCCTGTTGCAGCGGCATTTTGGTACGATATAATATCTTGCCCTATTTGTATAAGATACCAATACAGACTCCCCGTAACCGTTAAAATCACAAGTTTTGGAGCGGCACTCAATCCATGAGGAATAGCTCTGTTCTCAGTATCATTTCCCGCATAACTGCCTGATGTGGATTTTAACGCATTTACATCTGCCGCTAGTGCTTGACTACCTGTTGCTATAGGCATAATTTACTCCTTAACTACCTATGGAAAAACGTAATCTTTCTACGAAAAAGATAATTTGTATGAAAATGTGAGGTCGTACCCTATCCCGGTGTTATCAAAAGTAACTAACCACCTTGAGAACATGGTTCCTGAATTAACGGCTGCACTAGCGTCATCGCCGAATATACCTGCCTCCAAAACAGAATCATTAGCCTCAGCCGCTGTGAAAAAGGTAGAGCATGTAATGTAAACTACCGCCCCTATAGTAGTGCGCAGCCGACTTGTCATTATCTTACGGGCTGCCTCGGCTACAAGAGTTGTCTGGGCTACAGCCGGAGCGGTATTATCGGTTCCCTCAGCGCAATAGGTAAATCCATAATCAATGCCCGCTGCATCAATCATGCGGTCGCCAACATGCGCCTTACCTACCGTGACTATAAGGTTCTCCCCTCGTATGATATCGACAGGGGATTCTGACTGGATAATCTCTCGACCGTTAAAGGCCATCTCAGGAGTCCAAAGCTTCTTATACTCCCCAAGCCTAACCGTGCCTTTACGATGGACTTCTAGCTGCCAATTCTCAGCCATCGGGAATTGTTCTTTTCTTTTTAATTCAACCATCATATTCTCCCTATTATTTCCAGGTAAAATAACCCCAGACGCCGATTGGTGTAAACCCCCATCCAACATTTCTACCGCCATCTGTAGAATGAAGCCCCAGGAACCAAGTATCATACGGGGATACCCTGGAATCGGTAACGGTTACATAATCTACTGTTGTCACAAATGTCCAGTTGACATTGCTGCCACCATCCGTGCAAGTGGAATCAGCTACCCATCTCTTTATCGGATTACCGGTACATCTCGATATAGATATGTATTCAAATACTTTATATGATTTAGGTTGCGCCATAATTATACCTTAGTCAAATACCATCCTGCTGCACCAGTTCCTTGAAGCGTATGGACATGCCCAGCTGAACCGCTTAATTCATACGTGGTTGCCGTCTGGGTTGTGCCATCTGTGAACTTTATAGTTTGAGTTACCCCTGATGCTAAGTTAAAACTATTAAAAGTATTGCTACCTGATATAGTGTGAGCTGTACCGTTGAGGTTGACATCATGGTATGTTGTTATCCCACCCCCCGTAAATGTACCTGTACCTGAGATGTTGATGGTGGCGGTGTTGGCAGTGAGGGTGAGGTTAGTGCCAGTATAATCAAAGCCGGTACCAGCCGTGCCAGAGCAGTTAATTATCGAAGCACCAGTAGTGAGGACTTTCGTATGGGCAAGGGAAATTAAAAAATTCCTACAGTTTATTATCTGACCGTTAGTATTCAAAGTTCCAGCGTAAAACGCAATCTGATTGAGGGAAATCACAAGGGTGTCTAGTAAAGTCCAGTTTCCCAGGTTAACGCCAGAGTCAGAGCCAAAATTGATATGAGTGCCAGCAAAGGCAGCCCCGAACGTTATATTTACAGTTTGGCTATTATTTCTGAAAATTAAATAGGAGTTATTGCCCGAATTTGTCATACCAGCAATGCCCGTGTATGCGCCATAAACATTCAAGGTTGCGTTGTGCTTGAAATCAGGAGTATTCGTAGCTCCAGTCCAATCCATATCATGGCAGTTGGCAGCAGCATCTATGGTTACTACCTGACCTGCTCCATTAAAGCCGTTTGCAAAGATGGTAGAATCACCTACTCCAGGGGCAGCTTTCCCAAGGTTAGTTCCAATAGCATCATCGGCCCAATGCCCTGTCGCACCAACCGCCGACCAGTTCCCTGTCCCTGTTCCGCTTGTTGCATCTGGTAACCAATAATGAGAAATATTACACCTCCAATTTGCTTAATATAGTAACATCATTTATTTCGGTTTCGTCAAAATAAACTATTTTCCATCCATATTTAGCAAAGATATTATTTCTTTCTTCTTGCCATTCTTTTATTCCGCCCCTAAATTCCTCCTTATGTCTACGGGCATAAACCTCAATGGCTATCTTCTCTCCATTTATATTTACAAAATCTGGATTTTTGTGTTCAATAAAGAACTCACCATCCCCAACAAATTTATATGGTAAACCTAGTATTGATATTTTCTTATTAAATGCAATTTCCAGCGAACTCATTTCACGCCTTCTGAGTATTTTCCGTATGTGTTCCTCAGTAAGTTTTATTCCAGTTCTCACTATACTCATTTGGTGCTTAGTTTCTTCTGTATGTTTATGGCCGGTGCTGCCACCATTAGAAAATGTATGGCCTTTCTCAAATAACCCCCTTCTGACGCAACCTTTAGAACGACATATCGCCGAACAAAATTTGCGATTAATTTCATAGGGGTAAACATCGTAAGTCTTCCCGCAGTATTCGCATATCAACAGAAGATGGTCTTTCTTGTTCCATGGTATCATTCCCTTATAAAATGTCATTATTTATACCTATACATTAGTAACCAATAATGAGCCATAGTTTACCCCCAGTCATAATCCTCTGTAACTGTTTCTGTATCTGTGGGTGTCTCTATTAAAGACAATAGTTCATGCTGGACATGGTGCCCCTCGCTTGTTTCTGGAGGTAAGGCTATCCATCTGCCGACTATACCACCGGTAAAGTCGTCGGTGTCTAGGTCTGTCTCCTCTGTCAAGGCGAGATTTTCCTCTTGGTAGAGTAGTATAATTACCACATCTCCCTCACCTATTGAGACGAGACCAGATGCCTGGGTAAACAATGACTCGAAGAGTTTTGTCCATGAGCCGAGAAGTGGGCCTGTAACGGCTTGCACTTCATACAAAGCCTGGTCTAAAACAAAACTAATAGTAACGGACTTGATAAGCATCTCATGGGCAACAAATCCAAAGGGCGAGTAAGTCACAGGTAGTAACTGACCAGCCCTTAATCCATATCTATTAGTGGAAAAGTAGAACTGCTCGGCATCCCTGCAATACTCTATTAGCTTCGATGTTGCCATCTCCTGTTCAGCATCTTTAGTCTCCAGATTAACATCATAAAGGCTGGCATCGACGAACCCGGTGCCACCCTCGATAGCAGCCCTGGCGATTATCTCAGCATTATTAGTGGCAAACGAAATGGCTCGGAACAACCCGACGTATACTACCCTAACAATCACAGCAGCGGCGGGAGCGACAGCCGCCGTGACTACTTCATCACCTTTATTCCAGTAATACTGTTTACCGATATCAAGCCCTTTAATTCCTATCGTCTTAGGAGCACCAGCATCTTCTGTGACTACAGGTACTGAATAAAGAGGATACCCACAAGCGAAAGCGACTTGTTCACCATCTGCGACAAAAGCTTCAGTCTGAGCAGAAGTAGGAACTAATCCCCCCCTCACCCATTGCCTGTTTCTATAATCAGAATTACCGGTAGCAAGTTCAGCGGTGCCGGGTATAATGTCAGCCGCAGTAAGAGACCACGGGGCAGCATTAGAAGACCTTTCTATGAAGTCCAAAACCTTAGTATCGCTGATTTTCCATATCATACCAGTTTGTTCTTTTAAGGCATCAAGTGCTTGAGCTATATTTGCATAATTCGCTTTGAATAATTTAATTATAGGGCCAGCCGTGATGGTCCCTGCTGTTATCCCTTCAGCAGCCAGATAATCGGTTATAATGTCAGTGACGATGCTCCCGGCGGTCACATCAGTCCATATCCTGGCTATGGTACGCTTATCCGCTAAATAGCGGTTATCCATACAGGAGATGGAATGAAGCATATTATCTTCAAATCCGACTCTGCGCCTGGACGGAGTAGCAATAAAACCAGCGAATATGCTATTACCCTGAATATCATCGATGGTAACAGGTGTTCCTCTTACGTAGGTTGCTGCACTGGTATTATCCACCACAACAAAATTAGCCGCAGTCCTTTCTTCAAGAGCTTCACGAATCTGAATAGACCCTTGCTCCTGAACGACTTCAACACTATCAATTTTGACGACTGCTGGCATGTATCTACCTTCTGAATCCAGTCTTGAGTAAAATCTCTTCCACTAACGGTTGCCCCACCACTCGACCAAGCACCTTACCGTCAAGCATCACAATAATATTGGCTGTTTTGAATCCCCCAAGTCCTAGCCCAGCTAACGATTCTCGGCTGAGAGGTATCACCGCTTCAGGTATTCTAGGAGCATTCTCCCCTATCCTGGCTATCGTCTCCCTCATGACAATACCACCAGTGACAAGGCCTTCATATGGCCCTATAGTTACTCTCCTCTTTTCTTCTCCGCTACTAGACTCTTGAACGGTTTTTTCTATCCGAGTGACAGTATACTCAACATCCTTGATTTCTTCTAGTGCTAAGTTTAGATTTTCAACAAACTCCTCAGTGTCTGTGAGCTTAGCCGCATTATTGCCGATAAAGGTATCTAGTTCAGTTTGGAGGCGAGTCATTTGGTTATTGTGGGACAACAAAAGCCCGGCTTCTGTCTCATTGATAGTTTTCAAACTGGCAACAAGTGTCGCCCCAGCTGCTGTTATTGCTTCTTCTTTTGCCTTCTTGATACGAGCGAGTTCATTAGTATGGGCAACTCCAGACTCCGTCTCTTTCGTGACAAGGTTTGCCAATTCTACTCTGAGAGCTTCATTGGCTACTTCTATAGCCTTATCCCGAGCTTCTTTGGCTATAGCCACAACCTCGCCCTGCTCATCTCTTATGGCCTGAATCCTATCACGGAGAGCATCCTTTGCATCTTGGCGATCCCTCAGTAATGCCTTGCGAGCTAGATTAGCAACAAATTCATCAAGTCTTGCCTTGGCTGTTGCATATTCTTCATCAGTCTCACTAGCAGCTAATGCCTCCTGTAGTTCTACCAGTCTCTTCTGGTCAGCTTGCCTTGATAAGGCTTCTTCTTCATTCCTGGTTTGCTGGTCAAGGTCGTCTATCTGGTCTTGTAGATATCTTTGTTCCCGACTTAAAGATGCCTTATATTCGGTTTCAGCATTGGCTAATGCCTCCTGGTGTGCATCTCTAGCTGCATCCCGTTTGTTTTTTATGTTTTGGATTTCATTATCGTATCGGTCACGCTCTAACTGCACGAGAGACTTTACAGCTTCTTTTGTCTCTCCGTACTCATCTTCAATAGCCTCAAGCCTATCGTCATGGACTTTCTGAGCCGCAACCCTCTCATCCTCGAAACCTTTCTTTTGAGCATCCCAGCGGTTGGTAAGTTCAGTCTTAATTGCCTCAGTTAGCTCTTTGGCTTTTGTTTTCTGTTCATCGATAGCTTCGGCATTTTTTAATAGAAGTTCTTCAACTGAAAGGATGGCTTTCTTGACGCCCTCCTTATCTACTATGTTGGAGAAAGCATCACGTAGCTCTCCGATTTTCCCACCTAGCCCAGGTATAAAGCTGGTGAACTTGACTAAGGTATCAAGTATGCTCTCAACTCCTTCTAAGAACCACATCTCTATAGATGTCCAAGTCTTACCGAGCCATGCTGATACTTTGTCCCAATTCTGATAGAGTTCTATACCGGCAGCGATTGCTACACTGAGTCCTAGAGTTATTCCTGCCCACATAGCGATGGCCCCTATTTTTGTAGCCAGGAAAGAAGCCCTGAGCAATACAAGCCCTTGACGAACCAGAGCAAACCCCTTAACGAGATTAGGTAGAGCGAATACTAATGGGCCAAGGACTAGCAGTAACCCACCAACGGCAGCCGCAAATAAAGTTACAACTTGAGTCAATTTCGGATTTTCTGATAGCCAACTAGCTATCCCAGCAACAACAGGTGTTATTTTAGCAACTATCGCCCCCAAAGCTGGAAGTAAAGCATTACCTATTGTAATCGAGACACCTTGGATTGAGGCTTTTAAGTGAGCCATCATCCGTCCGGTGCCCTTTTCCATCTCCAAGAAAGCTTCAAGCGAAGCGTCAGCAGCATTCGCCGCTGCTTCAAGGTCGGCTGCAAATAGTTTGGCACTATCACCAGTGAGTGCAAAAATCCCCTTTAACGCTTCTGATGAACTGAACATTTTGCCCAGCATCTCTTTTGAACCACCGGCCTTATCTGTCAGTAGAGTCAACGCTTCCGCTAGACCTACTTCCGCAATGAGTGCATCTACTGACTCATATCCTAATCCCTCTATTGCTGCTGCCATTTCCGTAGTAGGTGTTATTAGAGCAGTCATAATAGCGTTAAGGGAAGTGGAAGCTCTAGCTGTATCAATACCCTGTTTTGTCAAAGTTGCGAAAGCGGCAGAAAGGTCACTAAATTTGACCCCCATTGCAGCAGCGGCGGGGGCTACCATACCGATAGACCCGCTTAATTCTTCAAAGGTAGTTTTACCACCCTTGACTGTAGTGAACATCAAGTCGGCCACTCTCTGAGTATCAGATAATGGCAGCTTAAAAGCATTGATAACAGTAGACAATCCATCAACTGCTACTTCCGTAGAAGTTACACCTCCGATAGCTGCCTTAGTTGCTATCGTTAGAAACTCAATGGCGTTGTCTTTCGGGACTCCGGCTGATATAGCTTGATAGAGAGCCTTTGCCGATTCTACGGCGTCAACTCCCAGGTCAGATGATAGTTTCTGGATTTCTTTAGAAAAGGACTTAAAATCTTCATTTGACAAGCCCATCATGGTATTGACTTCACGCATAGCGGAACCGAAATCAGTGGCACTCTTTACAGCTAAAGCTAGTCCGCCGACTATGACTCCACCGGCTACAGTCATGGCCTTGCCCATAGTCTTAAAAGCCTTCTCGTTTTTCTTGGCAAAGCCCTCTAGTCTAGTGAGCCCCTCTTCAGCTTTGGCTTGGCCTTCGATTATCATCCTGCCGACTAATTCGAATATTTGCATAACTATCCTTTAACGAATCCGCCCTTACCACCCATTGCCCGGAGCATATCGTAGTCCGCCCCTTGTTTATTTTTGGGCGTTACCCATTTAACCCTTTGACTTTCAAGTAACGGCGGGGCATCTTCCGGCTTT